CGCCTGCTTAAATGTGATGCTGGAGGGTAGTGTCGAGGTGGTGACTGATACAGGGGTAAGCACGATAACCGCGCCTGAAGTCTTCAGATCACCGCCTGGCGTAAAGCGGGCGGTCAGGTCTATAACCGATACAGTATGGCTCACCATCCATGCCAACCCGGACAACCAGGAACGCACGGAAGATGAAATGGCCGACCGGTTGACCGTGAAGAACTACGACGAATTAGCTGCACACGAGCAATCACTTCTTCCACCAGCGGATTAAATGCCCTGGTGTTCACGTTGGTTCTTTGCGAATTCGCCCTTGCTCTCAAGTATCAAGCCGTCTCCTGCCGCAACCATTTGTAGATAAGTGAGAAATAGATACATTTCACCCTTTTTATAACTTGCAGATGATGTGTACTCGCTTCTGGATTCTTTAGTTAGTGGGTTTGTTATAGCGTGTACCATCCACTGCTTACAGGCCGGATGCTCTCGCAAAAAACCGGCTTTAGCCGCTCGTTTCATTCCTTCGATTTCGCCAGTGGTTACTGATTTTTTTGTTTTATCGAGGATGAATGCCGCATATTCAGTTAGCCATACATGAAGTAATGAGTTTTGCGAGATAGACCTATCCTCGCCTATTCGTGGTGGCGCATAGGTAATGTATTTATGTTCTGCGTATAGCTTTTCCGTGTTCTTGATGAATACCATTAAACTGGCTGTGCTGTTTATGATGGAGTCATTACTCATCAAAGCACCCCGTTGAGCGTATGCTCTAAATTGTTCTTGATTACGTAGGCATCGTAAGTTTTGGCGGCTTCTAGTTTATCTGTAAAGCACCCTATATGGAGTTTTTTATTATTGACCGAGATTTGAGCCAACCACTTATTACTGGATTTGTGCCAACTCACCCCGCGATAACCGCTTTTATTATGGGCATATATTCGCCTTGTATTTTGCATCTGAACGGATCGGCCAACAAACCTGCAATTATCTGGTCTGTAACCCACATCATTATCGATCCGGTCTATTGTCAGGTCGTCGGAATACCCGTTAGCCAAAGCCCAGTCTCGGAATACCGCAAAGTCATTCCATTCTTCACAAACCTTAATGCCCCGGTCACCGTAGTATTTATAATCATCACTGTTTTTGTTGTTGCAGCGCTGTTTCATCTTCATCCAGGTTTGATATATCCGAGTGCCTCTGCAACCGTGAGTGGTGTTTCGCTCGTCGAAAGCAATGTCAGCACACATCCTGCATGATTTTGCACTCAGTCCGTGATCAATCCGCGTCTCACAACTAGTCGTGCAAACCGAGCAAAGGAATAAGCCGTACCTAAATTTACGCTTGCTGTTTTTGGTCGCATACCGCATATCGAGCTTTTTGATTAACTGCATACCTGCCCCCCTGATTTAATGAGCATTACCTTAGCCATTTGATCTATCCTTATTAGTTTTCTTGCTCGTTATTAAATAAGTCATCAAGATCAGAATCTGAGTCATCAATCTCATCTTCAGCGCAAAATGGGCATTCGCAACCTCGGCAGTATTTAATCCCCTTGTGCTTTTCACAGTAATACATCCACTCAATATCAAATCCGTCGCAATCTGCGCAATTATCATCTGCCATTTCTATTCCTCACTCTCTGGCTCACTGCCACCGCCTGAAACAAGATCAGCAACGTACTTATTCAAGATCACCGAGTCGTAGCAAAGGGTTTCTATTCCAACCGTGTCATGGTGAATGTCGCCGCTACCGTCTTCCCATTCAATGATGGCTGTAATGTGCTTTATTTTGTCTTGGTGCCTATCAAGGCGGCTAATTACACTGGTAACGCTAGGTTTATGTGCTCCAAGTTCAGTTATCTTGTCAGACATTTTTCAACGCCTCCTTAGCGGCTTCACGACCAGCCGATTGACCTTCATCGGTAAAGGAATCTGGATCAACCGGTTCTGCAACAAACTTCTGCCTGCTACCTGGGGCCAGTCCATCATCAATAGGTGGCTTGCTAGGGTCTTCTATAAGCGGCTGTGGGCCTTCTCTGTCTTGGATGATGACTACATAGTCATCTGCCCCTATAATGCGGCTAACAAGCTCTAAGGCACGTTTGCGGGCCTGTTTTGAATCTATATTGATGTAGTGGTGGATTGTCATAGAAAGTCCTAACTAGGTTTGTTGGAGGCATGAGGAAGGAATCGAACCTTCATTAACCTACCGGAATCGAACCGGGTAACAGTGTCGCTCTAGGCTTGCCACTGCTGTTCCCAAACACCCATGCCAAATAGGTTTAGAATGCAGCGATTCGTGCTCCTAAGATCTCGGAGTATTGCCACATAATGTCGTTCTGGACCTTCATTCGTTCTTGTTCTTCAGGGGCAAATTTTAAAAATTCAGGATTGAGAGAAATAAAATTGCTTAACGCAACGCCTTTTAGGTCGAGCTCATTTTTTTCATCAATGACTCTTTGCTGGTAATCTTTCATAGTGCTTTCCTCTTGGTTGGTTTGGTTGTTACATGATTTCTAGATTCAACTACCGCCCTTTCAATTGATACCCTGGGCATTCAATTTACTAAGCTCCCCTAAACCTGCAAGCAGGCTTCAAATGGATAACGGACAGTACGCGGAATTGTCCCATCTGGTGTTATCAGCTTTTTTGTCAGCTTTTTAGCAATCAGCCACTGACTAGGGCTTATGCTTTGATCTTTGCAGATTGGCCATTGTATAATGACCGTGTTGCTAGGGGTGCTTTCCCTTCAACACTTGCTGATAACGTTTTGCTCCCTTTCTGTTATCAGCTCAGGCCATTTGGTGGTGGCCTAGTTCCAGTGTAACCCAAACCTTGCCCTTGTGCATAAATACACTGAAGCGCAGAGAGCCAGCCTTAACCAGCTGGCTTTTTTGTGGGCGGTAAACCGAGCAAGATAGAACGCTGTCTGGCGGCTTCTTTTACTTCCATTTTCGCTGAGTTATACCCATCATGAACACAGGCTATGAGTTCGTCCCTGGTAAGGTCTTCGACCGGAACCCCAAACAGCACCATTCCTTTTGCAGCCCACAGGTTACGTTTTACAAATTCTTCAGGTAGTGGCATAAATCACCTCGTTATTAATCAATCTTCCGCGCTAGCCTCTTGCCTTTTCTGCCTATGAAGCCTATTACCATCACATATGGGGCAGCCTCCGTGGTTATGGCAGCTACCAACATAATATTGCGGAGTACCATCCCTAACTTTGCCGCTCTTGTATTGGTGGGTTTCGGCCATGTCGCCAAGGTTAAAGCGCGGTCGCTTGTTTCTATATGTTCTGCTCATACTGCTTTTTGGTTTTACCTATTGTTTTATCAGTCGCATCTACAGGCGCTTTATCCGGTCTATCCTTGCATATCTCGCAATTAAAATGCCTGCACTTCATCTCAATCCACTCGCGGGATTCCTCGTAATAATAAGCATCGTACTTTTCACTTCGTTTAATTATCATTTATCAATCTACCTATAATCATCGGCGATTTTTAAATCCTTGATGTTCTGCATCATCATTCCAAAACACCAAGAGCACAGATTAATTTGATTCCCACAGTAATGGCAGTTAGTAGACCCATTAAGCACAGTAACGATATTGTCGTCACCGCATACGGAACACCATTCATCATCGTCATTACCATCATCTGGCAACCTTGCAACATCATCACCTTTAGCCATAGTTCACTCACCCAAAGCAATAAATTCACTGACCTTCATATCGAAGGCACCAGCCACTGCGGTAATAGTTTCTGGCATAAATGTTTTCTGGCGGGATATTGCGTATACCCTTTGTTTGGAAACCCCAAGGATCTTAGCAAGTTCAACCCTGCTCATATCAGCATCAGCCAAGGCCAGGTTTAGGCTCTTCTTAATATTCATGTTAATTCCTTTGTGGTTCGTTTCGGGTAAATCTACGCAATAAAATAATACCTGTCAAGCGTTGACTTGTTGCAAGCTAGCAACTAATATCAAGGCACACCACCAAACAACAAAAAGGAAAAATAATGTCATTCGTACCAAAAGAACTCACCGGAAGAACCTTTAAAAACCTTAATAAAACAGAAGACAACCAGCCGGATTACTCGGGTAGCTGCACCATCGACGGCAAGGTTTACCGCATGGTGTCGTGGTACAGCCCACCAAACGAAAAGTACCCAAAGCCTAGCCACTCATTCAGGTTCGAGAGCATGGAGGAATATGAGCGTAAAAAAGCTGAACGTAACCCTGTTCAGAACAATACAGGCCAGAGCCTTCAGTCTGGAAGGGGATTTATCAACGATGAAGAGCCTTTTTGAATAATCACCGAGGCAGATGCTATGGCATATGAAAAAGTCGCAAGATCAAGGGGGCTAGATAATACTCGCCGTGGCGGGACTGGCAGAGCCACAGACTGGCTACCTAAAAATAAAACAGGGGCGTTTATAAAATTGTACGAAAGCATTAAGACTGAGATAGGCGGCTCTCATAAAGCTAGGGACTACGTTGGATTAGGCAGCAGCACTGTAAACGATATGAACAACGGTCGTATTTCAGCAGAAACAGGCAAAAAAATACTTGAAGCGCATAATCGATTATTTAAATAACCACAGTGGATAGAGACATGAGCAAAGAAATCAAAAATGGCGATATGGTGTTTTGCTGCGATAATCTTGTTATTGGAGATTGGGACGGCCCATTTAGGTTTGTTGGTTTTACAGCGAACGGGTTCAGTGTAGTGGAGGCAGGTATTATTAGACGTTATTTGTATTCAAAGATAGCGCAAGAGAAGACCTACAAGCCCTTCACTCAAGAGACATTCCCAAGATGCTTGATGTGGATAAGGGATAAAGCGTCTACTGGCGAGTCCCTTGTCACCAAGATTGGTGTCATCGGTGTAATGTCAGGATCAACTTTTTTCGATTTCAAGCACTTGTTAACCGACTGTGAAATATCAATCGATGAATGCAAAACATGGAACCCAGCAGGGGAGCAGTCATGACCGATAAATCACCAGTAACATTAGATCAAAAGCCAGAAAAAACGAACCAGATAGCACTCCAGCAAGAGCAGCATATGGAGTTAATGAAAATAGCCGTTCAATCAGAAGGTGGCGTTGAAAAGCTCGAAAGGCTGATGGATTTACAAGAACGCTGGGAACGTAACAACGCCAGAAAATCGTTCTTTGACTCTATGGCCGCATTTCAGAAAGCCCTTCCTCGAATAATCAAGAATGGAAATGCTGATTTCGGGGAAGGGAAAGCCGCGTACAGCTACGCAAAACTCGAAGATATAGCCGAGGCAATCAAAAAGCCGTTGGCAAAAAACGATCTTTCGTACCGGTTCGAGCAGAAGACCGAGCAAAGCAGCGCCGGTCCATTTACTACCGTGAATTGCATTATCACCCACAGCGACGGCCACTCAGAAAAAGCAGAAATGAGCGCCTACCCCGACAACACCGGCAAGAAAAACGCAATTCAGCAGCTGGCATCTACCGTTAGTTATCTGCGCCGGTACACGCTGACCGGGGCGCTAGGGATCACTGTTTCTGATGAAGATGATGATGGCGCTGGCGATCAAACCGAAACCCAGCAAAGCCCGAAAGCAAACAGCAGCCCACCCCAAAGAACCAGCCAGCCAGCCGGGGCAGCAACTGACAAACAGATCGGCCTACTGAAAGCAAAACTAGGCCACAAAGAAATCACTCAGTCGGAAATGTGCGAGGCGATGGATATAGAAAATATCGAGTCCCTGCAATTCTCTCAAGTGAATGAATGTATTAAATGGATCGAAAGCCAATAACCAAACCAACGGAGAAACCCCGATGCTAGAACTAACCGAAAAAGATTGTCGATTGAGTAGTGCCAACCCTCGAGCTGAACTGCATGGTGAGGACACGGAACTAGCCTGCGATCTTCACTTGATAGTAATACTTCCAAATACCTCGCTGGACAGCTTCAGCAAGTCGCTTAGAAAGACCCTTTTTCGCAAAGCAACCAAGGCCGATGCAGATATGGTTGATGAAGCAGAAAGCGGCGATAGCGAATATCTGAGCGAGATCCGCTATCCAGAGCTAGGCACGTTCAGCTGGGAGTACGAAATGGAAGATTGCGAAGCCATCATTCATCACCCAATCAAGGAAGATGAAAACATTAACCTGGAAGGCTGCAAATTCAACAAACTGAAAATAAAACCCATGTCTGGCGGCAGCGTCACTCTATGGTTTCGCCTGATATGCCACCCGAGCACCGAAAACATGGGCAGGCTTTGTGAGCTAATACAGAGCGACGTGACACTATCGCTATCTTGCCCTTCACCCAAGCAAAAGAGTCTTGACTAATGAGCGACACCATACCAGCACACGTCCAGGATCTATCAAAATTGAAAGGCCAATGGTTCCGTAGCATTCACTCCGACAAGATTTACCAAGTAATTACGGTCGGCACTGCTGGAGTTTCGCTTAAATATGCCGGTCACTATGGCTCCCCAGGAGTAGGGCAAACTTACATTAGGCCGTTTGATGTATTGCGCGACGAGTTCAATATCATGGTTAGCCCGTCAGAAATACAAGGGATTAAGGGGCGATAGATGGCTTACGCAGATTATTTGCATTGCGCGGTTTGTGACAGAAAAGCAATTTATGACGCAGACCTTGATTACGATTCAGCATCAAATCCAGAGTATGGCGGCCTATACGATATTGCCGCCATTTGCCATAAATGCGCTGAGACTCATTCTATTAAAATTGAAAAAACCCCAACACTAAAACGGGTGAGCGATTTTTTAGAGCAACCATAACGCCCAAAGTAAGCGGCGGCGTAGCCGTCCGATTGACGGCTTGTTATGTGCTAATTACGGAGAATATTTAATGTTAAACCCGAACAATATGAAGATTGGTTTTAGTAGGGAAATGACAGGTCACGAAGGAGGCTTTATAACCTCCTCTGTTTGCCATAACTACGGAATAATGAGCGGTTGCGACGAGGGTTGTCCCGCATTATTGGCTGGTGATTGTGAGGTTCCCAGTGATGCCATTAAGGCTTGCGATGTGGACGATGAAGAGAGAGAGCAGATATTAAGCCTATACGCATAACGCCCGGCCTAAAACGCCGAGCGACAGCGAAGGTCGCTTTTGAGGTGCTTGTTATATGAGGTTAAACATGAATACGGATTTTCCTAAAGAATGTGTTGAGCACCTAGCTAGATCATCCTGCAACTGTCAATGCTCTGCACCAGATGTAGACCAAAACAAGCATTTTAAGTCGTGCATGGTCGGGAAAGCACAGAAATATTTGGGGCAAGAAGTAACTGAAAAGCCGTTGTATAGCGGCATATAACAGCAGTAATAAGCGGAACACTATCATGATATTGGATATTAAGAGGCAAAAGTGGAAAACAACGGAGCGATGATAGATACCCTGGTATTCAATGCCGAAGACCACACCTATCACCATAACGGGAAGCAGTTACCAAGCGTTACTACGCTTCTTGAGCCCTACAACGGCCTGCAATTTGTAGACCCTCAGATCCTTGCTGAGGCTGCAGAGTTTGGCACCAATGTTCATGATGCCGTAGATCTTTGGAATAGGGGGATGCTTGACGAAGAAGACCTGGCGATAAATTCCCCGCTGATTTGTGAATATCTGGAGGGCTGGAAAAAGTTTATCGATGATTCTGGTGCAGTAGTTATTGAGTCCGAGTGCCGGGTGTTTTCAAAGAAAGGATATGCCGGAACGCTTGATTCAATTTGCATCGTCAAAAAGACCAATCGGGTTTATGACGTTAAAACAGGATCGACGGTACCAAAATCAACCGGTGTTCAGTTAGCGGGCTACGAGCAAGCCTACCGGGAAATGAACGGGGGCAAAAAAATGCGTCGCTATTGTGTTCACCTAAAGCCTAAAAGCTACAACGTAATTCCGTTCAATGACCCAGGGGATTACGATATTTTCAACGCAATATTAACCGTAAGAAAATGGCAATTTGCCTAAAACCAAAAAGGGAAATAAGATGGAAAATCTAGCAGAAATTGTAATACCAACACCAACCAATCCAGAGATAACCGGCGCTCAAGCAGCCCTGCAGTCTGTCATGTCGATAGTGGTAGAAAGCGACGAGCAGTACAGCCAGGCAGCGGATGAACTAAAGTCGATCAAGGCCAAATGGAAGGACATCGACAGCCAGCGTAAAGCTCTTAAAAAGCCAATCAACGAGGCAGGAGCAAGCATCCAGGCGTTCTTCAAAGAACCGCTGGAGTACCTCGAAAAGGCTGAGAGCGTGCTAAAAATCGCAATGGTTGACTACTCTGACGAACAGGAACGTATCAGGGCCGAAGCAGAGCGAAAAGAGCAGGAGAAGGCACGTAAACGAGAAGAAAAGCTCAGAAAGCAAGCCGCTGATGCCGCAGAAAAGGGCAATGATGCCCGCGCCGAAACGCTGGAAGATCGGGCAGACAATGTTCAGGTAGCGCCGGTTCAGGCCGCACCAAAGGTTGCCGGGGTTTCCAAGGTTCAGAATTGGACATTCGAGATAACCGACCCAGCCCTGGTTCCAGAAAGATACAAGATTATCGACGAGAAAAAGGTAAGGGCAGTGGTCAAGGCAATGAAAGGGGATGCAAATATTCCTGGTATCAGGGTTTATTCAGAATCTTCTTTACGATCACGATAAAACGCAGGTCAATTTAACCACCAAAGGTAAATATTATGAGTAACGATACATTAGGGGCATCCGAAAAAGTGGAGCCAAGACAAGAAAAGCCAGCAGCATTAGCAGATGCAATTCGTTCAATCGAGCAGGTGAATATGAACCTCCAGGGCTTGATCGCCAGAGTAAGCCATATTGACGCAACAGCTTACAGCGATATAGAAAAGCAGCCGTCGGTTAGCTTACTTAAATTGCTGAATGACGGGCCTGAATCGATCAATATTGAGGTAGATCGCGCTCATGGCTTGATCAGAGAGCTAACAGAACTTCTTTTCTAGCAACTACACGCACGAACTTGCAGATAATCACCAAATCTAACAAGTAGGTAATCAAAATGAGCGAAGAAACAAGCGTGACCATAAGTAAAAACGTGCGGGCCAAGGTTTGTTTTGATTACCATCCTCCAGAGGCGATGGTTATCTACCCGGCTGAAAGTGCTTACCCAGGCTGTGCGGCTGAGGCAGAGATATTATCTGTCGAAATTGAAGGCGTGGATATTCTCTGCTATCTGAACACCGATGCCGTTGAGCAGCTTGAAAAAAAGGCGCTTGCTTCGTTTGATATAACAGGGGAATAGATATGGGATTGCAAAACCTTAATACAGACCTCAAAGAAATACAGTGCGGAACTTGCGGGATATGGCACGCCATACCGAGGGTAATGTTCAATTCCTGCTACGAAGAAGGCGGGTATTGGACTTGTCCGAACGGTCACAGCAGAGGTTACAGCGAGGGTAGCCTGAAAAAACAACTTGAAAAAGAGAAGAAGCGTAGACAGTGGGCCGAGAAGTCAGAAGCGGCCAGGCGAGAAGAACTTGGCCGGGTAAACAAGAAATTGTCTGCTCAAAAAGGCGTGAACACCCGATTAAAAAATCGAGCTAAAGCTGGCGTTTGCCCTTGCTGCAATCGAACATTTAAACAGCTTGCGGCCCACATGAAGAATAAACATCCAGAGTTTCAGGCTAAATGAGTGAATCCACGGTTCAGCGCAGATGCAAAGGTTGCGACAAGTTTTTTGAACGCGGCAAAATGATCAAGATCGGGCTTAACTGGTATCACTCTCGCCAATGCGCCATAGACCTTGCTTTGGCCAATGTACGCAAAAAGGCTCTGGCTGATACCAGGCGAGCCGAAAAAGCCCTGAAATCGGAGCAGAGAAAGAAAAAACAACTACTCAAGAAGAGAACAGGGAAAAATGGCTATTACGCTAATCTAAAAACGGCCCTTCATTACTACGTCAAGCACGTTCTAAGGATTGGAGAGCCCTGCTACACTTGCGACAACCCTCAAACACCAAACAACTGCCACCACGTCGGTCACTTCATCCCCGCAAAAGAAACAGACCCTCGCCGGTTTATGCTCGAGAACTTGAGAATTCAGTGCTTCGGCTGCAACTCTCACAATTCAGGCAAGCGACTGGAGTACCGGGAAAGGCTGATCGAAGAAAAGGGCTTAGAGCATGTCGAATGGCTTGAATGTGACGTAAATCACAAAAACCTTAACGAGCAATACCCTGATATTGAGGATATAAAATCTGAGATAGCCAGGTACAGGAAGTTGACAAGGGACTTTCAAAAACAAAACTCAATAACCTAACGAGGAAGATAAAATGCAGCGAGTATCTTTGCCAGAGCTAGGCAGCAACGGTCCAATCAATAACGACGCCAAGCGCAGAAAGGAGCAGGAACGCATAGACCGAGAAAAAGAAGCCTTTTTTGCAAACAAGGGGAAAATAGAGATAATTGATGAAGGCGAGGGGTGTAAGACAAACATCCCCTTCGCTATCAACGAAAAATCCGCGCAAGTAATGGCGGACAGGAAGGTAAGAGAGCGACAAACGAAAAACAGCCAAACGAGATAGCGATATGAGCATTCTTCAAACTATTCTTGGTAGCGGTAATGTGATCGAAAAAGGGCTAGACCTTATCGATGATATGCACACCTCTACCGAAGAGGAAATAGCCGCCAAAAGCAAGGCAAAAACCGACCTGCTCACTGCTTATGCTCCGTTCAAGATCGCACAACGCTATCTGGCGTTGATGTTCTCTACCACATTCCTGTTTAGCTTTTTTATTGTTTTGGCGATGACGTTAGCAGGAATAGGTAAGCCGGATGATGTAACAGCCGTATTGAGCGAGTTCTATATTGGCGAGATCATGTTTACTATAATCTTGTTTTATTTTGGAGGCGGTGCTTTTGAAGGCGGCGCAAATGCTATCAAGAAACGAGGGTCTAAAAGTGATTGAGCTCAAACCAAAGGATATAGCCGGTTTAAGTGTAATAGCCATGCTATTGACCATCATAGTTTTGATGATTTCGGTATGGGGGGTAGGACTGGCTAGAAGTGGCGGCTGTTCGTTAGGGCTTATGGATTGCCCTAAGTCGTGCTCTTCAAGCATCGACCTATCACCAGGATCAACCCATTCATTCACCGATAAACCGCTGCACAAGTTCCCAGGCGATGAATATTATCCGGTAGATGAACCGTCAAGTGCGTACCTGTTTGGGATCGGTGGTATTATTCTTGTTGCAAGAAAGTTAACGGGAAAGAAAAATGGATAAGCAAGCTATGCCACACGATTCAATAGGGTTTTTCAAGGGAATAGTTGAGCACGGCTTACTAAGCTATATTGGGATTTTAGTTATATCGTTTTGGGCTGGAACGGCTAAATATTTATCATCACTGAATGGTAAAAAGCCCACTTTCTGGGGGTGGCTTGCTGACACAGTGATTAGTGGGTTTGTGGGAGTGCTTGCAGCCTTGCTATGCCAGTATTACCAGATCGATTACCTGCTTACCGCTGTAATAACAGGTATATCTGCTCACAACGGCACCAGGGCTTTATGTTTAATGACGGACATCATCAAAAGGAACGTATCTAAGCAGGCTTAACCAGGCCGATCATCTACCCGTCGCTTTTGTGACATAGCCACACAACCAACAATTACCACCCGGAATAGCATTGGCTTATTGATACACCAATTACGCAATGTTTCCCGGCTAACGCCGGTCATAATTGAGACTTGAGCCAAGCAAGACAGCCCAGCAGCTTTAGCCTGCTTTGCGGCGGTCTTATCAATACCGTCTATTTCGATCATGTTAGTCATTTTGATCCCCCGTTTATTTAACTCTTTCTAAAGACTTTTAGTTTTGATGGCTTATCAGTAGCTCTACGCATTCCTACCAGATCTTTCGCTTCTTGAACGCCCCTGCCATCAGGTAAGGAGCGGATTAAGTTTTCTAACGAACTCACCTCTGATGTGAGTCGGTGAATCTCCATTTGCATTTTTTCGTGATCGGCTTCGTTCATGGTGTTACCCCTTTTCAGTTGGTGTTTTTCGTGGCGTTAGGCTCAATATAGTTAGCTATTTACTATCTGTCAACAATAATGGTTAATTATTTATCGTTATATTCAATACAAATGATCAAATATAGATCTTAGTAGTTTATAAATCACTCTCGGCTATAATGACCACTCAAACAAATTCAAGAGGGTTTCAATCATGTCGATGGCTTACATAGCAGTGGGTAGTGTTGTAGTCGGTGGACTGGCTACGGCATACGGCGCAGACAAAGCAGCTGACGCATCGGCAAAGGGTAGCGCAGCTGGTGCCGATGCAACAGTTCAATCGACCGCAATGCAGATAGAAGAGATCCAGCGCCAATACGACTATCAGCAAAAAGTATTGCTCCCTCAGATTCAAACCCAGTACAACGCCCAGGGCGCATTCAGTGACCTGTTAGGCATTAGTGGACCAGAACCAGGCCAGAACCAGCAAACCGGTTACACAGCACAGCCAAGAGCCAGGGAGGACGAGCAAGCTTTGCGTGATGCTGAGATCGATATTCTTCAACGTGAGATCGATAACACGGCACCAGGGGCAAGAGGACACGCTGACCGTCAGGCTCTACAATCAGAGATCGACGCAATCAACGCTCGACCCTATGATCAACAGCGCATGGATGCTGAGAACGTAGCCAGAGGCCCACAGTTCCCAGGTAGTGGCGCAACCCAGTTCCAGCGTGGCCAGCAGGGAGAATTTATAGATCCAAACCTCGACCCTACAAAGCTTGCCGATGTAAACACCTATGGCGATGCAGTCCGTGGAAACTTAATGGCTGGCACTACTGCAGAAGATGACCCCTATCGAAACTTTATATCTGGTGCTCGGTTGTCTGAAGGTGCAGCCGGTACAAATGTCTATGGTGAAGACTTCCAGACATCACCCGGTTATTCGTTTGCAGTAGAGGAAATGGACAGAGCATCCGACAGGGTTAGATCTGCCGGTGGGAATTATGGTGGCCGCGCAATCATGGAAGCACAGCGCAGAGCCAAGGGTTTAGCCGATCAAGAGTATTACAACTGGGCAGCTGGACGTACCAGTGACCTGCAGCGCCTATCATCAGCTGAGGCCGTGGATATTAGCCGCGATGATCTAGCCTATCAAAACTACATGAGCAGAGAACAGTTCGACGCCTCCAGGCTCGACGCAGCAGCACAACAAGAGGATGCGCTAATAGCCAGCGATCAATCCAGAGGCGATCAGGCCTACTACAACTATCTGAAGA